GGCGCGTTCTTCACAGGATTTTATTGACACCTTAGATAAAGTTAAATTTGTGTTTAAAACAATAAAAGATGCAGTTGCCACTTCATTTTTTGATGAGTTCAAAGAAGGAGCGGAATCTTTTAGAAAAATATTGATGCATAATTTACCAAAAATTATAGGCGCGATTAAACCTATAATCTCTGACATGGTAAAGCTTGGTTCAGTAGTATTACAGCTTGGGCTAATTTTTGGCGGTGTAGCAGGCAATATTATTTCATTTATCACCAAGATAAACGATTTGACTGATGGATGGGCGCTTAAAATTGGCGCGCTTACGTACGCCTGGAAAAAACTTAACCTTGCTTTTTTGGTGTCTCCAATTGGAATTATTCTAGAACTTGCTACAGCCATATCTCTTTTATACGACGATTATAAAGTATGGGAAAAAGGTGGTAACTCCTTTATTGACTGGGGCGGAAGAGCCAAAGTTGTTGTAAATCTTGTCTCTGGCGCTATATCTGTTCTTAAATGGGAATTCAAGACCATATATGCGTTTATAGAGGGCGCGGTTAATATTTTTGAACGTTTTGTCGCCGCTATTGAGCGGGCAATTGATATTTTTTCTAATTTTGGCGGAAAAGTCCATGATGTTTTTTCTGGTATTTCAGACGATGTAAACCAAGCATTTGACAAAGCATCTAAACTTTTTGACAAAATACCGGGATTTAATTATTTAGAAAACAATCTAAGCTCAAAAGGGCTTGGCGGAGTGCTGTTAAGCCCTCAAGCAGTATCGCCCGTCTCAAACAACAAAAATGTAACGATTAATCATAAAACAGATATCAACGTCAATGGCTCAGGCAATCCTTATGAAACAGCGGTAGCGGTTAAAAACCAACAGCGTTACATTTATGGCGACCAAATACGCAATCAGCAAGGGGCTGTACGATGAGCAGCATACTGGACCCACAAAGCGTTGCGTTTACAACAAATGTTTCCAAGCGTTCTATAGGGCCGTTTAATGGCTATGTTTGCATGAGCGAAGATTCGACGGACGTTCTAGAAATAACGCAGCATCCAGTCCAGCGCGGCGCATCTATCACAGACCACGCTTACTTGCAACCTTCCACGGTATCAATTCGGTTTATTTACACACCAAATCTGACAACGCCTTTAGACCAAACTTATCAGCAACTTTTAGACCTTCAGGCGTCACGAGAACCATTTACGATTGTCACCGGAAAGCGTGTCTATAAAGACATGCTCTTCAAGTCAATAAATGTTACAACCGATGTCACAAAAGAAAATATATTATCGGTTATTGGCGATTTCCAGCAAATTATTTTAGTTGACATTGAAGAAACTAACGTTCCAGAACGCAGCAAACAAAAAATACCGCAAAAAACGGATATGACGGAAAATAAGGGTGATAAAAAAGCCGTCCCAGTTGATGAGAATTCAGTCGATACCAGCCAGTTGCAAGGGCTGGTCAATAGTGTAACGAGCTTATTTGGTGGGGGATCTTAAATATGAGTATATTTAAAATCCCATTTGTTAACACAAATCAAACATTCAATATTACTTTAAGTGGCAAAAATTTACTGGTAACGTGCAACTGGAACCAAGAACTGCCGGCCTGGGTGGTTTCTATACAAGACGCCGCTACTCAAGAATATCTAATTGCGGGCGTTGCGCTGGTTACCGGAGTTAATTTATTCCGTCAGTTTTACTACACAGGCATTCGAAATGTTTTAGTTGTTTACACTAATGGCGACCCTTCACAAATACCGACATTTGATTCTTTGGGCAACGAATCTCAAGTATTGTACATAACGGGGGCTATATGACCCAGACGCAATATAGACGAAAAATACAATTAATCGTAGCTAACAATGCCGGAAATGGTCTTGATTTGTCTCATCTTCGAATTGTATTTGACATTAAGTTATCTGACGCTCAAACACCAAATACAGCGCGCGTAAGAGTCTACAATCTGTCGCAAAACACAATAGCTCAAATTCAAAAGGAATTTACATATATAACCTTACAAGCCGGATATGATTCTAATTTCGGAACAATATTTTACGGCAATATTAAACAGGTTATTTATGGCTCTGAAAACAATGTGGATACATTTATAGACATAAGCGCAGGAGATGGAGATGACCCATACAATTATAGCGTCGTTAATACAACCCTTGCGGCTGGCGCAAAGCAAAAAGATATCGTAGACGCTTCTTTGCTACCAATGTTTGACCGTGGAATAGAGCGGGGCTTTGTAGACGACACCGACAGCAAAGCATTGCCAAGATCAAAAGTAATGTACGGCATGTCTCGTGATTATCTGCGCAAATCCGCAGTTAACACCAATACAAGCTGGTCTGTGCAAGCAGGAAAATATCAAGCTGTCAAACAAACAAGCGTTCTGCCAAATACGGCCGTGGTGCTTAATTCTAAAAGTGGGTTAATCGAAACGCCAAATCAAACAAACGACGGAATTATAGCCAAATGCTTGCTCAATCCAAATATAAAGGTTGCGTCCGCAATACAAATTAACCAGAACGACATCATGTTACAGCTGATAGACGACCAGACCAGCACAAATGACGTAGAAGCCTCTACACCATCCCCAATTGCTGCCGATGGATTTTATCGCGTTCTTATAGCGGAACATACGGGCGACACACGCGGGAATGACTGGTACACAAATATCACCGCCCTAAGCATGGATAAAACAAGTTCAACCAATAGTCAGGTGGCCCAAAATGGATAGGCGCGAGTGGCTTAATGACCAGCAAGAATCTTATCAAACCGCATTTGACTATTTTCAAAGTCAAATGTGGACAGCAATGCCAGCAATTGTAGTAAGTGTGGATTTAGAGAAACAAACTATATCAGCCCAGTCCTCAATAAAAGGCGAGTTTAAAAACAAAAAAGGCGTCGTTTCTTATATTAATATGCCACTTTTTGAAGACGTTGTGTTATGCATGCCTCGTGCAGGCGGTTATATTGTTAGCTTCCCTATTAAACCCGGGGACGAGGTTTTAATTGTGTTTGCTTCTCGTTGCATAGACAGCTGGTGGCAAGCAGGGGGTGAAAACAATATTGCCCCCGAGTTTCGCATGCACGACTTATCAGATAGCTTTGCCATTCTTGCGCCCACATCACAGCCTAAAGCGCTCTCTGGATTGCCTGCGGACGCATTTAGAATCATGAACGAGGAAACTACAAAATATGTGGAAATTTCAGAAGATAAAATCACGGTTGAATCAGATGGTGACGTCGAAGTGCATGGTGAAAATGTACAGGTTAATGCCGTTAATACTGCTACTGTATCTGGTGTCAATATTAATCTCACCGCTGATACCTCGGTCAATATCACCGCTCCAGACATTTTTTTAAACGGGACGGTGCACCCATGAAGTATAGAAAACAAACAGAAACAGGCGACATGGTGTTCGGTAACGGGCTTTTAGATTTTTACATAGATACGCCAGAAGCGGTAGGGCAGGCAGTAGAAACACGGCTTAAGTTGTGGGTAGGCGAGTGGTTTTTAAACGTCACCGAGGGAACGGAATATCAAACAAACGTGCTTGGCACAGGCAAATCACAAAGCGCTGGGCCTGTTATTCGGCAAAGAATTTTAGAAACCGAAGGGGTAACTGAACTTGTTAAATTCGATTTAAACATTAATGCAGATATTCGGCATTTAGCAATAACGGCGACAATTAATACTATTTACGGACAAACTAATATAGAGGTTATAACATAATGCCTTTTAGCGATTTGATTTATGAAGACAGCACGGGCTTGCATACCCCAGATTATCCGGCAGTATTGCAATATTATACAGATAATACGAAAGCAATTTTTGGAGATGATATTTATTTAGGGCCAGACAGTAAGGACGGTCAATACATAGCCATATTTGCTGCGGCCGCCTTTGATGCGTGTCAAGTTGCGCAAGCGGTTTATAATTCTTTTTCGCCTTTAACAGCAATCGGAAAAGCATTATCTACTCAAGTTAAAATTAACGGTATTGCTAGAGAAATAGCAACTTATTCGCAAGTTGATGTTTATATTGTTGGTCAAGTCGGAACGATAATCAATAACGGTATTGTAGCAGACACTTTGGGCCAAAAATGGAATTTGCCAATTCAGGTTATTATCCCAGTGTCAGGCGATATAACCGTCACAGCAGTGGCGCAAAATGCAGGCAATATTTCTGCTGCCGCTAATACGGTCACGACTATCTTCACTCCTACACGCGGCTGGCAAACCGTCAATAATCCTGCGGCCTCAGTCGATGGGGCCCCCGTTGAATCAGATGCGCAACTACGCATACGGCAAACCGAGTCGGTAGCTCAGCCTGCGTTAACAGTTTTTGAATCCACGATAGGGCTCGTCGCTTCTCAAACAGGCGTGATTAGATATCGCGGATATGAAAATGACACTAACGTAACAGATATTAACGGTATACCAGCGCACACAATTTCCATAGTCGTAGAGGGCGGCGATGATACGGCTATAGCGCAAGCAATTTGGGATAAAAAAACGCCCGGGACAGGAACATATGGAACAACCGAAGTTATTATTTATGACCGATACGGCACGCCGGATAATATTAAATTTTATAGACCAACAACAATAACAATTGGCGTAAATATAGAGATTGAAGCGCTTATTGGGTATGTATCAACAACGGAAGATTTAATTAAAGCGGCCGTTGCTGATTATTTAAATAGCCTGCGAATAGGAGATGATGTCTACATATCGAGATTATATACCCCAGCTAA